ATTGAACATAGGGAAGTACATCCTGAGGACATTGAGTCGAGGAGTATGGGTGCAGGAGGAGAGGATCTTATTATGGCACGAGATGCTAGACAAAAGTTCCCTTTTAGTATAGAATGTAAGAACCAAGAGAAATTGAACGTTTGGGATGCTTATCAACAAGCAATTGATAACTCTGGTGACTACGAACCTATTCTTATAATGAAGAAAAATGGTAAAAAACCACTGGTTGTCATGGACGCAGAAAAGTTTATCAAGTCCAAAGGCTGATATGGAAGACTGGCGTTACTCAGACGAGAGAATGTTACTGAGGGCAGAAGTCTTTCGTGCATTGCAACATCATTTAGCAGTCCATACACGTGCAGTGTATGAGTTCTGTACTCTATGGGTAGATCTAGGAAACCCTTCTAACAAAAGTATAGAAGAAGCATTCCAAGACTATCTACGTAAACTAGCAGAGGATTCTTATGCAAAAACTAATTAATGCAGCAGCACTATTCGCTGGTGCAGTATCACTCGCTGTCGTTGGTACAGCAGGGTATGTATACATCAGAAAAGACGCTATCATTGAGAGCGTCAAAGAGAAAGCACTTGAAGCAGTGATGGGAAGCGTTACTGAATCACTTCCTAGTGTTGATCTACCAGAGATGACAGGACCAGCAATGCCAACTCTACCAAGCACACCATCATTCTAAATACAACTGCATAGCAGTTTTAGAATGGCAGAAGAAAAAAAAGAAAAACCCAAAGGTCCTATTGGAAAACTCAAGGAGTTCTCTGAAGATAAAGAGGAACAACTTGCTATCCTTAGTACATTTGTTCGCCTTGGTATTTTAGTGTGGTCCGGTGGGATCTTAACTCTTAATTATGTTACGATACCTGGTTGGGAACAAGATAAGATTGATCCAACTTTCATAGCTTCGGTCTTCACAGGAGTTACAGCTACCTTTGGCATTCAGACGGGAAGTAAGAAGAAGAATGGTGACGCTGGTGGTGGTGCTAACATAAGTAAAAAGGATATGGAGATGTTGATAGAGAAAGCATCACAAGCAACACCACATCAAATTATTAAGTTAGAACAGGGACCCGTGACAATATCCTCAAACCCTAGTAAAAAGGTGTAATCTAATACCTTTGTGAGATAATTAGTAGGTAGTATTAACTAAACTAATGTCTCACTATACTGTAGGTTATCATGATAACTTCAACGGACTCCATGAGATCTGTGAGTATGCAGATGATGCATTCTCTGCTATAAAGCAAGCAAGAGAAGATCTAACAGGATTCAACTCTCCACACAAAGCAGAGTACTGTATCAAGGAGGACTAAGATGAACGGTAGATTAGATAAAGTTGCAATGACTTCTAAACTCATGCAACTCAAAAGAGAATTGCACTATAAGTGTGAGATCGGAGAGAAAGGTAAGTGGGAATGCAACGGTGCGAATGAGTACCTAAACAAAACCCTAGATATATTGGACGAGTTTTGGCAATGACTAAGTGGATGAGATTGAAATCCCTAATATACAAATAAGATCATTAGATATACCTGAGGTTGGGGTGTTTGTAGCACCCACAATGCCTTTTATTACTGTACCAGTCACAGTACACATAGGCAAACCTATTGTAGACATGCCTGGTTGTGTAGAAGTACATCAAGATGACAAAGGAAAAAGTCCCTCGCTGAAGAACGATGACAGCGATGGGACTTTTGTTTTATGTGATGGTCAGGTGCCATCGTATGATGCAATAGACTATGTGCCAGAAGATATTATAATAACGACAGAAGCAGCACCACCTGTAGTTCAACCACCACCAGATCCACCTCCTACACCAGAGGTTCCTGACACTGGAGGTGTAGGAGAAGTAGAACAAGAGTGTCCTGCACCAGGTCAACCAAGAGTGGGTGACCTAACTCAGAGTGGAGATGAGAAAGTTATTGGTCATGAACTACAAGGCACTACCTGTGTGGTATTGTATGAACCTACTACTACATTAGAAAAATTTTTACCGTCATCAAATGTGGTTACAGCAACTGCAACCATTGCAACTGTTGCTACTGCGTCTGCCCTATTTGCAAAACCCCTAGCGGATTTGCTTCTGAGGGCTTTGAAACCTCTAATAAAGAAGGCAACTGATACTGTGAAGAAGAAACTGGGACGTCATCGGACTTTATCGAAGTCGGAGGTTCTATCAAATAAGTATCGGGATTCAAAGGGTCTTCCACCTTTGAAGGTGTACCCAAAGAATAAGAAGAAGAAGGGATAGAGTGATTATGATTTGGTAGTGTATTTGGTGGGTTCACTAACACCACGTCAGCACACACTGCATAGTAAGGAGACTTTGGATGAAACATAATTCCGGCTTTCATTAATTCCCCGCAATTTTTTAATCTGGCTATCTCAAAGTCAAGTCGCTTGTTGGCATTCGACTGCTCTAGTGCAGCGATCTGAGTTGCTGCTGCTTCTTTACACAAATTTCTTAACTTCTTATCAAGCGGCCAACTTATAGTACCACTGATACCTATCGATATATTTTGATTGTTTTTCTGACCCGTACGAACTGGTTTATAATATAAAATTTGACCTGGATTGTCAGGTACCCCGTCATCATTGGCGTCTAGGTTGTTGTATACAGGATCCATCCATTCATCTTCATAAGGATGCTGTTCGCTGAGACTCCCAGTGAAGAATGGGGAGAGGTTCATCGTAGCACCTTGACAAGATATACCACCACCATAAGTGTTGGTAATATAAGGTCCTTGTAAAACTTGTATTGCCTGGTTGGTTACTGAGCCAGAACTATTGGCGATTGGACTAGCAGTAGCACTAACTCCTCCTACATCTGATGCATGTACAGGGGTTACACTTACACTTGCTGCAAATAATAGACATAACTGTTTTATTGACTGAAAATTGAGGTTGTATCTGTGACGCTTTGTATTGTTGTTGTTCGATTTATTATTGTATGTGTCTGAAGACCTGGGGCTACGTAGTGTTCTGTGAACTGAAACGCCTCCCCTACAGTGTGTTGCGTCCAGTTTGGTTTGTTGGCGGTGTCTAGACCTGTCCATGATGAAGTCACTCCATTCAATGTATTTGTTTGAGCACTACCTGCGTCAGGCGTTAGGCTCGTCCCATCGTGTTGTACATTTGTACCACTTACCGAATATGTCCAGCCAGTAGCGTAGTCCATAGAATTAATGGTCTCCGTCACAGTGGAAGTCGTTTCCGTGTGGCTAGTCATCGATCCCTGAGTAAAATTTGGGACCACGGGCACTGCACTAGCAGGTGCTACTGCTAGTGTAAGAAGTAAGAAGGGAAGTCTTCTTACCATAACTTAAAATATATTAAGTTCTGTGATGCTTTGTCCAGTGGCTGTGGTACCTGCACCACCAGCTGTTATTGTCATAACTCCTGCACTGGTTATGGTTCCAGCGAGTGATCCAGCAGTACCTGCACTTGTTGAGGTCTGATTACTGAAGTTTCCTACAGTACCCACTGTTGGTGCTGATGTTGCAACAGCGTCCGCTTGAGTGTATGACTGGGTAAAGCTGAAAGCTGCACCTGGTACATCCTGAGTTGCTGCGATTGTGCCAGGTGAATATACACCTGAAGTTATAGTACCAGCACTAATAGTTGATGCTGTGTTACCATCAGTGGTATCAACACCGTTTCCTGTTACGGAAAATGAGGATCCGATCCTCTCAACTTGAGTTGCTGCTGCATCTACCCTGAGTTGCACACTCGAAGATAATTTATGCGTGATGTCTGCCTTTGCAGCAGTCATCGGAACAGCTAACGCTAACATAATAAAGGGTATGAGTTTTTTCATTTGCATGCGTAGCATTATAGCCGTATTTATGCTAATATATATCCTAATGATATAATTACCTATTACAATGAAGATTTTCCTTGACACAGCTGACACAGAAGTTCTTAATAGGCACTATGTTACTGGACTCCTTGACGGAGTAACTACAAATCCGACACTGATTCGTAAAAGTGGACGTGATCCTCTTGCTGTTTATGAAGAGATAGCAGAGATAGGATTCACTGACATTAGTATGGAAGTTGGTGGTAACGGACTAGAGATGGTACAACAAGGGCGAGCACTTAGAGAGAGATATGGTAGCATAGCAACAATCAAAGTACCATGCACACCAGAAGGACTATGGGCATGCCGAGAGTTGAAGCGTGA